ACATATAATAATAGAGTTATACAAACCATTTCTGTTACCATTTTAATGTCCGTTCTTTTGTTTAATTTCTAATTGAGTATCTTTAATTTTCTCAATTGCTTCTTCTAAATGGTTAATTCTTTTTTCAAAAAATTCCAGTGTTAACTTTTGTTGTTGATCATATGGTGCTTTACCTTCTTCAATCTCAACAGTTAAACTTTCAAGTTCTCCAGCTAAATGTTCAATTAACATAAATTGTTCATTATCTGCAGGCAAGCTACCCATCTCACCTCTTGGCCATTTAATACGAAACTCGGTGTTTTGTTCCAAATCAGTTTTCATCATAGTCTGTTGTGTTTCAACAGAGTTTAATCTTTCAACGATACCAAAGTACGCCCAAGTTGCTAGTGATGTAAAAGCAATCATACTGATGATATTACGAAGTGGTAGAGCTACCTCTGTACCTTCATTTAATTTTGTTGGCATTACTTTTTAACCGCTCGAGACCCAAACCAGAAAGCAATGATTGCAGCAAAGATTGACTGCGTCTCTTCTGACCATAATGTTTTTGCGATTGTAGCTGCATCGCCACCGTCACGAAGTACAACATAGACTGCTACTCCTTCTACAAAGAAAAATAATGCAAAGAAAAGATAAGTAATAATAGGTCTTACAGAAGATCTCATATTATTGACCCAAGTAGACGCATGCTCAGCGGATTTAGCATCATGATCTAACAAAGCTGTCTCTCTTTGGATCTCAGCTTGTAATAGCATAGCTTCTGCTTTTTGAGACTGTAACTTTTCTTCTCTTTCAATCTGAAGGCTCATAACCGCCAGCTCATGTTTTTTGTCTTTACCGTCTTGGGCAAAGTCAAGTAATTTTGGTACAAATGATGTACCAAAACCTAACGCAGTTGATAAAATAGTAGCTATCATAATATTCTCCTTTTTATATTTATACTTGAGGCATAAAGTCGTCTCTTTTAAACCAGCTATAACCTGTAGTTCCAGGACCTCCTGCTCCTAAAGGTTGAACCGTTTCATGAAACTTTTTGATTGTAGCTAACGTTTTAGGTAGAGTATCTTTAAAGAACGTATCAGCATTTCGTGCATCAAATTTTCTTATTTTTGCTCCAGCTAACGTTGTTATTGTAAACTCGTCAAACCAAGCATTATCACCTTCTGTACTATTTAGAGCATAGTAATTAGTTTGACCATCTGTTCTAACCCAATGCATACGTTCGCCACCACTCAAACTCGAAAATGGTTTTACTTCATAATTAGCGTTCATAATTTTATCTACTTTAATAATATCTCTAACATCTTTTGGATAATTAGGTGTAAATTTATACACCGGTACTGAATGTGCTTCAGGACTTGTACCAAATATACCACGGTCAGCTATCCCGGTACAATATGACCAACTTAACTTAAATATTAAGTCTTTTAATTCATCCATTCTAAACTTTTCAATTTCAAGCTCGCTAGCATCGTTATAAAATTCTCTTAGCTCGTTACTTAGACTTGGTAGAGCTTTATCATTAATAGCTTTAACATCTATAATAGATATATTTAAGTTTTGACACACGGCTTGAATTTGTTTCCATCTACTATCGCCTGAAACTTTTGCATCCCATAGACTGTTAAAAGCACTGGTATTAGCTAAAATTTTTGGATTAATATCTGGAAAAGTTTCTAATACTTTAGTGTTTATTACTACGTCGTCTAAACTTTTAGCAAACACATCACCTATTTCTTTTTTAGCTTTTACCCATTCTTCTTCTAGTACCTTTCTAGATTTAGCAACAGGTTTAGTTTCTTTAACAACTATTACTGGAGGCTCTTCTGCAGGAGTTTCTTCAACAACTACTACTGGTACTACCGCGCTTGGATTAGATTCAGATACTTTTGTATCTTCTCCTTTACTAAGTGAAGCTTCTTCTTGTATAGAACTCTGCTTAGGAGGAGCTGATACCGTGGTAATAACTGGTTTCGATTTGGTTTGTTTGAATACAGTTAATTTATCAAATGCTTTTCCAAACTCGTCTTTAGACTTTTCAAATACTTCTTTTACTTCGATAGGATCAACATGTGCGCATATATCTAACGGTGCATCAGGTAAAGTATCAGCTGCTTTAGCTGCTTCAGGTATTGCTTCTTCAAAAGTATACGTGACTTTCATTTTTAATGGAAGTTCAACTTTAGTTAATGCTACGTTTTGATTAATGTCATCGTAAATATAATCGTTAGTAGAACTAAACCAGTTACCACCTTTTTGCACTATTTCTACCTTTACAACTTTTGCACCTTCTTCTGGAAGATCAATAGAGTCGTAGTTTTTTACTACAGGGGTAGTTTTAGTTACTGTTCTTGTTGTAGGCTGCTCTGTTAACGCTTTTTGTAATAACGAGTTAAAATCTAAACTACCTACATCTTGAGCAGCACCTGAAGCTGTTAGACCAGAAGTTAAAGAAGTACCTGTTAATTGAGTTACATTGCTGTTTGAATTACCTAATCCATTACCACCTATTAAATTAGTAGCCGTAGCACCTATAGCTTGTCCTAAAGGTCCTAGTTGTGAGAGATGACCTGATTGTAAGCTTTTTTGTAAAGGTCCTAAAGCTCCTCCTTGTGCTTGAAAAGCTGCTAAATCTTTCTCAAACTGTTTTTGAAATTCTTCATTGCTAAACTCAGCTTCTGGATTTTTAGGTACGTTACCTTCATCTTTTCTTATTTTTGCTACTATATCAGCAACTTTATCATCAACTTCTTTAAAAGTTTTTTCTATTTCATCTGCAAGCTTATTAAACAGACCAGGTATGCCACCTGCTTTTTTTAAATTTAACAGTTCTTCTTGATAGTTTTTAGGAGGGTTTTTATCTTCTATTCTATAAGTAACTTTAATTACTCTTCTATCTTTTCCTACATCTACGTAAGCGTCACCGTCATCAAAACCTTCGATTTTATAATTTCTTTCTTCCCAGAAAAAATTACTTCCAATACTAGAACATTCTACTTTAACAACGTCATAATATTCATCAGGTAATAAAACAACAGAACCTACTTTTTGAGTTCTTTCAACTTTAGTAATTAAATTCTTTTTACCTTCAGTTTTAGCTTTAGCCATGATACCTTCTATACCACCAGCTTCTTCTATTTTTTGATCCAAGAAACCTTTAATGGTATCAGGGTTAGCTAACAAACTTTTAGCCATGGACTTTTGATCTTTTTTAAGATCGTCCATAGTTTTACTTAAAGGTACTATACATTTAGGTATTGCCATTTTTAACCTCCTGCAAACACATTAGGAGAACCAGAAGAAGATGCGTTAGGTACCCACGAACCATGACCACCTGTTCCATCTCCTTTTCTATGAACACCTATACCATTTACAAATACTGTTCCACTACCCCCTGTAGCCGGATCACCACAACTTGTTGTATCTCCTATTCGTGTTGTTTTAGCATTATTAGTAAACACGTCTGGAGAACCAGAAGCATATGATGTTTGGTGAAATGGACTCGGTGTAGGTGAAGCGTGACCTACATGACTATCTAATCCTACTCTTGTTACTTCTGGCATTAGTTTAAATCAATCCTCGCAGCATCAACATCTAAGTTACCTGTTATAGATGTGGTTTGATTACCGCTTACGTTTTCGGTAACATTACTAGAAATGTTTTCGGTAACATTTCCTTTGCTTGAATCTACTTTATTTACAGACAAAGATAGGTTACCATCATTTAGTATAACCGTTTTATCATGATCAATATCCATAGTAAGGTTTTGTCTCGTTTCAATTCTCATATTATCATTACTTACCAAAGTATGTGTACCACCTACCATTTTAATATCAGCTTTTACAACAGTTTCGGTTTGAGACTGGTGAACAGTTCTATTGCTACTGTTTAAGATAGTTATATCATCTCTACCACCAATAGTAGATATTCTATCAGAATCTACTGTTCTTGTTTCCATGCCTCCCACTCTTTGTACATAATCTACTTTTACATTACTACCAAAATCTTGACCTATTTCAGTATGTTCAGAGTTACTTATTTTACTTCTTCTAGATCCGTTATTAATTTTTTCAGTTTTATCACCTTCTACTTCTAAGTGATAGTTACCTTTTACTAAGGTTCTCATATCGCCTTCTACGGTTAAGTTGTAATCACCATAAATTACAATATTGTTATTTTTTATAACTACTTTATAATCATCACCAACTATTGTAGTTGTACGATCTCCGTTGTCTAACATTTCGTTGTTAGTACCTGAGTTATGAAAAGTAGCTAATCTAGATGCACCTGGCGTATCGTCTATTTCTATTACATGTCCGGATTCAGATGCAGTTACTTTATTGTAAGGGTATTTAGGAGAATTACCGTTATGTGGTTCTGGATACGTCCAAGTAGGTCTTTCGTAATATCTATCTGGTTCGTCTTCTGTTAAAGTACTTACTCTAGGTGGCACTGCACACTCAACGTCATAAACTCTATAGGTCTTTCTAGCTAAATAACTCCAATCGGTTTTATAAGTTCTTTCAGAAGCATGAAGAGGTTGATCCGTGCTTTCCATCTTACTGGGATTAACCCCTGAAGGATCAGAAAACGGTTCTTCAGGAGGTATTTCAGAAGGTGAAGAAGGTAATACACCCATAACTAAAGGCTGTTGCATATTTTTACCATCTGTAAAGAAACCAACTACCCAAGCTCCCTGAACAATACCAGTAGCTGATTGACCTACAGTACCTGTACCGGCTGAATTAGTTGGTAGCATAACACTAGCCCAGGGTAAATCTTTGGTGGGTAAATCTTCTCTAGAAACGTCATGAATACCAAAACATCTAACTTTTACTCTACCCATTTGTTTAGGGTCGTTTCTTTCTTCTACGACTCCTACAAACCATACCATTTCGCCTGAATAAATCATATTAAAATCCTATTTGTGATTCTTTAACTAAAGTTAAAGCCATTTTTTGTACATCTTCATTAAAGACGTCTCTTTTAGAGTATACATAATATTTACCTGAATATCTTTTATCTATTTTACTATCTCTGTTTTGTGAAGCTGGTTCTGGAGAACTTATTTCTAATTCTATAACTTGACCAATATCAATTACAGGGTTACCTACTACTTCTATATCTATAGCCTGGCTAAGATCTACACTTGTTTTTTTAATGTTACTAGCATCACTAACCTTATTTAGGTTACTAACTTCTTGTTGTGTGTAAGAAGAGTTTACATCGTATTGATTAATACCTCCTTCAAAATTAAATTTATTAAATTGAGGTAATTTGTTTAGATATAAATCAGGATTAAATTGATCAAAGTAGTCGTAAGAAACAGGTTTATAATATTTGTTTGTAATATCAGGAGCAAATCTAACACCTGCTATTTTACCAGAATTAAGAGAATGAATAATATCAAATTGTTTATCATGAAAGGTTATATCTTTTACTGCAGATAAAGTATCCTTTGTATTAGGTAATTGATCAGAACCTTTTGTACCAGCAACTATGTTATATACGTATTTGAAAGCAGGTTCGTTTGAATACATTTCAGCAGCTTTTTCAATTGGCATAAAATTATATTTCAAATTAGAGTCTTGAAAAAATTTCATTCTAACACTGTCGTTTTTCCAAGCAGATCTTCTAGACAACCATTTCATAGATTCGTTTAAACTCCATTTAGGAAATACTATTTTTTCAGTACCTACACTTTCTTCCCAAATGTTTGCTTTTTCAAAATCTGTATTATCTTGAAATAGACCTCTAGCAATACTAGAAGTAGTACCTTTAATAGCACCGCTAACCTCTTTATACATACCTTTATAGAAAAAATTAGAAACACAATTTAACACATATGCTCTTTGCCTTTGGTACTCTGCTATGTTTCTTACATCTACAATCTTAAAACTAAAATATTTTGTAAAGTCAAAATAGCCAATATCAATAGTTATTGTGTCACCAGCATTTGGTCTAAAATTATGAAAAAAGTTAACTGCATCAGATATGACAAACTCTGCATTAACTGTCATACTGTTTACGCTAGAATTAAGATTTAATTCTTTAAACAGTTCTGTTATGTCTGCTGTGTCTGTTCCGTTACTTATAATAACGTTAGATATTCTTATTCTACCAGGAAAAAATTGATAATTTTGACCACTCATAATTAACCTTTAAGCAATTTTCTTAATTCATTTTCCATTTGCTCAATCATATTCAAACTAGGCAATAGAATGTTTCTATTATCTTCGTTAATATCGAATTCATATTCGTAATGAGATATAGGAGTAAGAGTTGGTCTAGTTATTGTTCTCCCAAAGGCATCCATTGATTCCCCAAAGGCAGATTCAAAAGAATAGATGTTATTTTCGTCATCTACAAAATGTTTAGGTCTATAAATTACACCATACACGCCATCTGACTCTTCATAACCGTTAGATGGACTTCCTTTAAAGTTAGCAAATTCTAAAGCAGCAGTTCTAGATAAAATTATATCTGAGTCGTTTTGATTTTTTTGATTAGTATATTTTTCAATAATATACTCTTCAAGTTGTATATTAGTTTTGGGCCATTGTTTATAAACATTAAAGATATTATTAGCTAATAAAAGACACCAATGGTAGTCAGGTTTTTGGTAGACTTTATAACTTACGGTATCAGGAGTATCACCGTCTGTAATATAATAGTTTTCAAACCTTGTATCTTCTCTTTTAACTCTATCTAAAAGGTTAAGTCTAATAGATAAATTATTAAACAGTCTAACTTTTCCGTCCGGAAAGGTATAATTAAGTTTATTAAATTGACTAAAGTAGCTCATATTTAATCGTCCAAAGCCTCATCTAAAGCGGCTGCGTTGAAATTAGATCGTTGCGTAGTAACTTCATTATCACCACCGTCTCCCATTTCGTTAGTCATAGGTTTAGGTGTAAAAGGACTACCTTGTCTGTATAATGGTTCGATTTCAATAAACTGTAACCTAATTGTTACGTCCATTGGAGCACCGTCGTTGTAAGTAGAGTTACCAGCATCTCCACCATAACTAACATCTACACTTTGTAAAAAACAGTTTCTAGGTTGCATATGGTAACGTAACGAAGCGCCTTTACGTAAGTAATCAATTTCCCACTGACACGGTACTTCATACAAACCAATATTACCTTCAGTAGTTCTAGCTGGTAGCATAAAGAATAAAAACATATCAGATATTTCTTTAATAGTTTTTGATTCGTTTTCATCCTTTGCCATCATTCTAAATTCATAAGCAAACTGTCTATGAAGAACACTGTTAAAAACCTGAAAAGAAAAGTTGTTAGTTACTCTATTAGTAGCAATACCTAATATAGCTCTTCTATTACCAGAAGATAAAAGATCTTGAATGCCTCCTGGTATTAACTGACCTGCGATAGCACCTGCATCTAAATTTTCAGCTCTAGAAGCTTCTGCAACACCAGCACCGGTACCACCAAGAGCAGCGGTTTCGTAATCAACTGAAGAGTTGGTTTCTAAATTTTGAGGCATATAGAGGTTAATGCTTCCTACAGATTGAAGAGTATCTTTACCCATAGCTAAACCTGAAAGCAAATCTCCTCCGCTAATATCAAGTACTTTGCTTATAACAGAACCACCCGCTTTTACTAAATCAGTAAAAGAACCAGGACTGTTAGAGAATTGGTTTGATGCATCTTGGACAGCGGAAGTAATACTACCTACTGTAGAGTTTACACCGTCACCAAAAGCTTGTATGTTACTTACAGCCGCTTGTATGTTTTCAGCAACACCACCTAAACCTGTAAAAACCGATCCTTGTGTTATTGATGGAGAACCACCAAGCGAAGGTGCACCTACTTCATTAGCACCTTGTCTTAGAGTTTTAGAACCACCGTATTGTACTACTTTAGGAACAAATCTTACATAGTTAGGCACTTCGTCTGTACCAACGTTTCTAGGAAACCTTAAACTTTTATACATTAGTGACATTCAATAAATACCTCGTACACTATTTAATAAGGATAATATGTCTTACAAAGGAAAGTTTACTACATTCAAAAACCCGGATAAGTACATAGGTGACAAAGAAAATGTCATTTATAGATCGTTATGGGAAAGAAATGTTATGAGATGGTTAGATGAAAACTCTAATATCATTGAATGGGGTTCAGAAGAGCTAACCGTAATGTATGAGCATCCTGTAAGAGGTGGTGTAGCTAAATACTATCCTGATTTTATTATTAAAGATAAAACAAATCAAGTTACTGTTATTGAAGTTAAGCCAGAAATTCAAACCCATAGACCGGTTGCCCCTAGTAGACAAACACCTAAATATTTAAAAGAGGTAATGACATATGCCATTAATCAAGAAAAGTGGTCTACCGCAAAAAGATATTGCAGACGTAACGGCATAAAGTTTGAAGTTTGGACAGAAAAGAAATTAAAAGAATTAGGTATACTATCTTGGGAAACAGACAAGTCTGTATTAATGGCTGAAAGTAAAGATAGCAAAAAACCTAAAATGAAAAAAGTATCGTACAAAAAACCAAATAGACCTAAAAGAAAATCTTAATTAGCTCCTAAAGGAGTTTGAGGTCTAATTTTTTGAATAATAGCATTATTTTGAGTAATTTGACTAGTCTGGAAATTCTGGAAACTTTGTCCTTTATTTCTTGCTAGGTTAGCTTGTCTCATTTCTTCTGTTCGTTGACCTTGAGTCAATTCTTGATTATTCATAACAGCGTTTAAATAACCATCATACGAGCTAACACCACTTTGGAGAATTTTATTGTCTGCAACATTTCGATTAGCTAAATTAGCCAGTTTTGATTGCGCTTTTGATAATTGATCTTGAGCACCTTTTAAGTACCTTCGATTAGGAGCATAATTCATATCTGCCATCTGTTTTTCAGCAAGATTAGTTTCTGCTTCAGCAATATCTTTTTCTGCTTTCTTTATTCTTTCAGATTGTGAAAGTTCCATTCCTAGAAAATCTTTAATATTAAAAGTAACATCATCCCAAGCATCTTTTACCCAGCTCCATATACTTTTAAACAAACCAGCTATTCCTTCAAATATTGGATCTAAAAATTTAGCTATGTTATCTTGTACACTTTGTAACGTTTCATCACTTAACAAACCTAAAGTTAAAATGTTAAGAAGCGACTTAACAAAACCACCTAATCCTACAGAAAAAGCTTGAGAAAAATCTCCTGTTTTATCAAACTCATCCATACCTGCGCTAATACCATCAAAACCTGACTTCAATAATGCTACTACCGCTAAAGCTAATCCTAACGGTATTAATATAGAACCTAATGCAGGACCAATAGCTGCCATGGCAGCCGCAAAAGCTGCTTTACCACCTAATGCTGTAAATATAGTACCTATACCTGAACCAATAGTACTTAAAGCGGTAAAAATAGGACCAATAGCCCCTACAAACGAAGTAACAGCTCCTAACAATTTTATTCCAGCTAAAACAACTACAGCTTTAGCTAACATGCTTTCAGAATTCCAAAGTTCGGTTCCTATATTTGTTATTCCGCCAGATATATCTTTTATGCCTCCAATAAAGTCACCTTCAAGTAATTTAACAAAACCATTAAAAGTTTCTTTGATACCTGGCCACGCAGCTTTTAACGCTGTGGTAAGAGCATCAAATTCTGTTTTTAAGAATGTCATTATAGCTTGAACGGTACCGTTTATATCTTTAGCTAGTGTGTTAATTTCACCGTCAGTTAGCCCCATAAAAGAGCCTATAACGGTTGCTAAACCAGCTGATAGTCTTTCGCCAAAACCTGCAGCTTTACCAAATATTTCATCTGCTTTATTCCAACCTTCAAGAAATTTAATAAAACCTATAGTAACGAGACCAACAGCAAGTAACTTTTTAAGAAAATCCCAAAAACCACCAGCTGCTTTTGCAACTTTATTTAAGCCTAGAGCTTTACCTAAATCTTGAAAACCTTTTTTAATCTCACCAAAACCTTGGCTAACTTTTTCTAATCTTCTAAATGTTTCAGAAACAAAATCTACACCTAAGAACTTACTAAGCGAATTAAAAAATCCTTCTTGTATTGATTTTTCTATATTCAATTTATCAATAGCATCTGTTTGTGCTTTAAGATCGTTTTGAACACCTGATTTTAAATCAGCCAAAGCTTTTTGTTGACCAGAAGACATAGCAGCTATTTGAGCAGGTGTAAATTTTTTATCTGCTCTTTGTAAATAAGCATTAGCTTCTTTAGCCTTGTCGTTAGCCTCTTGTAATGCTTTTTTAATTTCACCTAATGTTTTAATTTCATTGTCTGCCATTTTGTTTTTTCATCTTTTCGTTTTCTTCTTCAACATGTTGTTTAAGTAACATAACGTAAACTTCCCTCTCCCATGGTATCATATTTTCTATTTCTTCGATAGACCAATTATGATGTTGCTTCATATTAAAAATTAACTTATAGTAGCTAATCAAATCGATATGAGAGAGGCATATTAGAAAAAATCTGCTAGACCCTCCAGTTTTACATCGTTTTTAGTTTGACAGTGTTTACATTCAAAATCTAGTTCATACGTTACTTTAGGCATGCCTGAAATGTAATCTTGCAAATCTTTAAATTGAGTTGATGTTAATTGATTGATTATATCTATTACATCTTGTTTATCGTTAGTACCAATATCAATAGTTTCTTCACCGTAAAAAACTTTATCTACATTTTTTGCAATAAATTCAATAATACCTTCCGCATTATTTTCAACACCTGTATAACTATCTAAGTCCGGTGTTAACATTGAAAACATTAAATCGTCTGTTATTTTAATTTTAGTTTTAAAACTATCTAAACCTCTTACTTCAATTTTAGAAAGATCAACCTTACATTCGTTTGCAGTTTCACATTCTTTACAAGTTAGAAATATGTCTGCTGTTTCACCTACAGAAACAGACCGGATTTTTAAAAACAAATACTCAACATCAAATGCTGACATATCTTTTAGCTCTGCACCTTGTACACAATTATCAATAACTTTTTTAAGACTATCAATCATCTGTTTAGGGTCTTTTGATTCAGATGCTATTAAAAGTATCTTTTCGTCTCCAACTTTAAAAGGAGTAATTTTTACTTCAGTCTTTGTAGAAGGAATAATCTCTCTATAGGTAGGCGTATTAATTTTAATATTTTTTAGCTGACTCATTATTTTAACCTCTCATAATTATAATACTTAAACGTCATTGTTAGTCTAAGTAAGTCGCCTTGATCTGATTGCAATTCTTGTACACCAACGTTTGTTGGGTAAACTTCGTTAAATCTATACTCTGCTGTTTCTTTACTCCAGCTTTGATCATATTTTGAAACTTCCATTCTACCTGCATACTCTCTGTAATAAGCATGCTGTTTAGCTGAAGGATTAAAAATTAAATCTTGCCAGTTTTCAAAAAACGCTCTTTCTCTTAAATCTTCTGAACTGTAGTAAACAAGAGTTAAATCACTATGTTGATGTCTTATACCTATCTGTCTAGGTTCTCCGTAATCTCTATATTCGGTGCTAAATATATCTCTTCCTGGAATTTGAGCATTTGCACAAAACAAATTTAACGAATTTAAAGTACCATTAATGTTGCTTAGTACTCCTCCGATAGTAGGTAGTTGTAAATTAGAACCTATAACACCGTTAGCAACATCCAATACTTGATTAATTTGACCTGCAGCTGCATCTAAATTATCTAGACCCGGCAAGTTAACATTTACTTTTAAAGGACCTCGAGAAATAAGATTAGATATAACTCTATTGGTACTAGTTAACCCTGGCGGTGGAAAGATTCTACACAACCATCTATTATTTCTAGCAACACCTTGAGTCGTTAATTTTGATTTCATCTCACCGATGTTCATTTAAGTCTCCTAGTATCTCTCCAAACAGTTTTTTCTGCTGCTTTTAAGAAATTTTCATAAGGTAGTTGTATTGCTATTTCCCATTCTTCTTTAGGTATAGTTACAGGTTGAGATCTTAATTGACCTACTAAATATCTTTTTAGACATAATTTGGTTAATTTATTATTTTCTAATGAACTTGCTATACGTCTCAATGATGTTCTTCTAAAACTAATTTCTTCTAGTATCTCTACTCTTAGCTTAGGTGGTAAATAATGCAAATTAGCACCGTACCAACCACCTTTAGCTACATCCAACATTATAATAAGAGGATGTGTGTCATAGTATTTAAGCTTGTCCTTAGTTTTAGGATCATAAACATATGTCATCATCTTACCTGGACCAGGCGTTTCTTTTTTGAAATTAGATGCAACAGAATCAAGATTACGAATTTTTCTATCTTTTCTAATCCTGTTTCTAAACCATTCCATGGACTCTTCTGTACCCATGGTGATTTCTGCTTTTGCAGCTAGTTCTTTATATCTATTAAATATTGTATTAGGCATAAATTATTTATTCCATTTTTTATAATAGTTTCAGGAGATATTGATGCAAGACAATAAGGACGTAATAGAAGCCGGTAGAGTTGCATGGAACAAGTTGTCAATCATTATGGATGAAGATCCAGAAATGTTTGAAGACTATGAATCTTTTAAAGAGTTTTATGAAATGCTGGTTAGAAAGCTATTTGATAACGAGGAGAACTCACTCTAATGCCAGTTTATAATTTTATTAACAAGTTAGGTGAATTAGAACAACATACTTTAAGTTATAATGACTTAGAGGAATTTAAGACTAATAATCCAGATTTGCAATATACGTTAAGCACACCGTCATTTATAGGTGGCGTGTCTAATGATAGTGGTCGTTTACCTGAAGGTTTTAAAGATAGAATGCGACTACTTAAACAAAAGAATCCTTTATCTAAAGCGGTAGATCATTTAATATGACAAAAACACTATCTAAAGATGAAAAAACTTTCTTTGAAAGAAAGCTAGCTGCTGTAAGAGATAAAGTAGAATTATCTTTCGAAGAAGCTCAAAACGGTAATTTCAATTTACCTGCACCTAAAGAGATTTTTGAATACCTTGACAAGTTTGTAATAGGTCAAGATAAAGCTAAAAAAATGCTTTCGGTAACAGCTCATAATCATTATAAAAGGTTAATGATTTATAAAGAATCAGATTACGAGAAAAAATTAGATAAAACTAATCTTATGTTATTAGGTCCAACAGGTTCTGGTAAAACATATTTAGTCAAAAAATTAGCAGAGTATCTCAAAGTGCCTTGCTTTGTAGCAGATGCTAATAGTCTTACTGCAGCTGGTTATGTAGGTAAAGATGTAGATTCTCTTATTGAAGGTTTAGTAGATGCAGCTCAAGGCAACTATGATGCAGCAGGTACGGGTATTATCTTTATTGACGAGTTTGATAAAATAGCAAAAAGAAAAATACCAGGTAAGAATAGAGACGTAGGTGGTGAAGCAGTTCAGCAAGCTTTGTTAAAACTCGTTGAAGGTACTAAAGTAGAAGTAGAAAGAAGTACAGGCTTTTCTAAAGTTAAGTTTCAAATAGATACTTCAAATATTCTAATTATTGTAGGTGGTGCTTTTGTAGATTTAGAAGAAATAGTAGCTAAAAGACTTAAAGTAGGTCCAACAACTAACTTTGGTTTTGGGGCTGCATTAAACCAAACTACAGAAGATATGGGTCTACTTCATCTTACTAAACCAGAAGACTTAGAAGAGTTTGGATTTATTCCTGAAATTTTAGGAAGAATCCCTTTAATAGGTGTATTAGATGAATTAACAGAAGAAGATTTAGTTAACATTCTATCTAAAGTAGAAAATAATTTAATCTTCCAGTATAAAGAATTGTTTAATCATTCAGAAATTAATTTAGAAGTAAATGATGATTCGTTAAGTGAAATAGCAAAGTTAGCAAAGCAACAGAAAACAGGCGCGAGAGGTTTAAGAAGTATCTTAGAAAATGTATTATTAGATTATATGTTTGAACTAAAAGATGCTATTATTACAGTAGATGATGTTAAAAAAATTCAATCACAGTTGGGTAGATCTACCTAAGCTTAAACAAATTAATACAGATGAGGGTCGTAGATATGCAGTTAATGAGGAAGTTAAATATCCTTCTATTACAACTGTCCTTTCTAAAACTAAAGATCTTACTGGTCTTAAGGAGTGGCGTAAAAGAGTTGGCGAAGAACATGCAAACAAAGTTACAGCAGCTGCTACAAGCCGTGGTACATCTATGCATAAACTTTGTGAAAATTACCTGCTCAATGAAGCTTTGGATGATCTTGGTTCTACTTCTGGTGAGCTACTGTTTAGGGGAATTCGACCTTACTTAGATAGGATAGATAATGTACAAGCACTTGAATCAGGACTGTTCTCTCATAAATTACATGTCGCCGGAACTGTTGATTGCGTTGCGGACTATGACGGAGAACTCACAATCATTGACTTTAAAACAGCGAAGTCTCCTAAGCGAGAGTCTTATATACACGACTACTACATGCAAGGGGCTTTCTACTACACTTCATTCTATGAGTTAACAGGTATGTTACCTAAGCAGATATTAGTATTGATATCTGTTCAAGACGGTTCAGTGCAAGAGTGGTTTGTAAAAGGCAAAGATATTATACATTGGACCGAACTATTGAGAGAAAGGATTAAAAGATATGAATCTTCTCAAGCCATCTGATATTGCTAATGCTGCTACTGATATAGCTACGTTTGTAGAATTGAACGAATTAGCAAATAAAGATAAACAAAAGATTCTAGAAATGGTCAGAGACTATTATGCTGATAAAAACGAGCATATTATTGATCAGTATTTAGCTACATTAGCTACTAGAACTTTAGATAAACATTTTCCACAAACAGGATTTGAACAATAATGTTTTCACCAGATAGTGAAATTTCTAAACGTATAAAAAATCTTTCCATTGAAATAGAAAGTTTAAAGAAACTTTCTCCGGAATTAAATTATATTGAATGTACAGTAGAAATTTGCGAAAGATATAGTATAGAGTTTGAATCAGTTAAAAAAGCTCTTCCTAAAATTATTAAGGAAAAAATTGAAGCTGATGCAATGGAACTTAATATGCTAAAATATAAGAACCCAAGGATCGCATGACTAAGGATGGATATGAAGTATACATTATGTACTTGGCTTTGCAACGTCATTTCAGTACTAATTATGATTACTTCTTATATAACGGAAAAGTTAAGGCATCTAAGGATGCATATTCAGCTCGTAATGATATCTTTAGCTTTGAAAAACTTACGAAAATTATACGCAAAGAAGATAGAGAAGATTTCTTTGTAGCTCATTTTTTAGACAACTCTAAAGAATGGATTAGAAATATGTCTAAGTCTAAGATGGAAGAGTATAGAGCTAAGTTTAGAGTTTTTCCTATAAAATTTAAAGAAGATTTACAATATATAGAACTACATAGTCCTGCTGCTATGATTGCTTGTGAACCGGATAAATTACCTCTTATTCATAAGAGTTGTATTAACGGTACTATATCTCTCGAAACTATATGTATGTTAGATAATATTTTTCCTTACTTAGATAAACATGAACAAACAATTACGGTCCCATTTGTGTGGCCAGAGTATATTAATAAAGTTAAGAAGTACAAGCCTTTTGTTCAGAAAAAACTTCAAAATAACTTTATAAATATAGTAGACATTGCACGCGATGTCTTGCTTTAACGAAACGACGAAACAGTGAAACAGGAGAATATAATATGTCATTTCAAGATTATCTAAAAAACCGTCAAGATGCTTTTACTACTATGACGGACTCTCTCAAAAAAGAAGTTAATAATGAAAACCGTCCAGGCGATGATGATCGTGTCTGGAAACCTAAAATGGGTAAAGATAATACCGGTTATGCAGTTATTAGATTCCTTCCAGGTAGTGATGTAAATAAGACACCATGGGTACGTGTATACTCTCATGGTTTTCAAGGACCTACTGGTAAGTGGTATATTGAGAAATCTCTAACTACTATTGGTCAGCAAGACCCTGTATCAGAGTATAATTCTAAGTTATGGAATTCTGGTATTGAGTCTAATAAAGAAGTAGCACGTAAACAAAAGCGTCGTACTTCTTATTACGCTAATGTTATGGTACTAAAAGATCCTGGTGATCCTTC